CGGCAGCCCGGGCGCGATGCTGGAAAAGGCGTACTGCGAGTACATAAAAAAGCCGCACGTTTTCGCGGCTGGGGAGGCAGAAGCATGAACGTATGCGAATTTTGCGGGAGAGAGATTCCGCGCGGGCGGCTGTGCACAAAGCATTTGGCAATGCGCGTGCTGCTGCCGGTGAGATATTGGCAGATGGTGGCCAAGAGCGCAAATGAGGCAGCGATCCGCGAGCGAATGGAAATGGAATATGAGCAGCAGCGGAGCGCGGAAGTCGTCAAGGTACTGACAGCGGAACGCGCCGAAGCAGAAGAAGCGAAGGAGAACATGGAAAGCGCGATGCGCGCGCTGGAACTGGTGCGTGCGGAACTGGAACAGTTCCGCGCGGAACTGAAGGAGGAGCACATCCGGAGACTGGAGGAGCAGATGGAGGTGCGGAATCTGGAAAAGGTGCTGGCCGGCCGGCTGCTGGCCGAATGGAAGGAACGCAAGGTGCCGCGCACGCCGCTGGGTTGGGATGCTGAGACGTGCAAGCACTGGATGTGTGAACCAGAAAGCTGCCAGGCATGGCTGTCGTGCAGAGGAAGGCTGGAGCCGCGTGAACAGATCCGCGAGCTGAAGGAGGCAATGGGATATGCCGGCGGGACCGTGTAAAGGGTGCGCCGAGCGGAGGCCGGGGTGCCACGCGGCGTGCGCGGCGTATCTGGAGGTACGGGCGGAGTGTGACCGGCGGATCGCTGAGCGCGCCCGCGAGCAGAAGGTGACGGATGCAAGCCTGGCGCTGGCGGCGCGCAACAACCACAAATACGGGCGCAGATAACAAAATGCCACGGCAGCGAACCGCTGCCGTGGCAGAAGAGCAAGTTACCGGCAAGTTACCGGCAAGTTAAAAACTGGTTCGCCCTGATTTCTGCGACGCCGGATGCGCCGCGGAAATGAGAACGAAACAGCAAAAACACCTTAATTTTATACGCGCGTGCGCGCGTATCTTTCCGGGCCCTTTAACGGCTAACTTAACTGCGTGCCGCCGAAGAGCGCAAGAAGTTGAAAAACGTCAACCGTGTCGCGGACGTGTGCGCGCGATAGCAAATGCGGCCGGGGAGAGCCGGCTGAAAAACGGAGGAAGAAAGGATGAGAAAGCTGGTGGAGTATCACATCGTGTCCGGCCGCTGCGTCGAGACGCGGCGATGCATCCTGGATGTGTCGCCACGGACGCGCGTGGGCCGCAAGAGCAGATCCAAACGGATTGCCGGGAACAGCAGCGCGAGGAAGATCGCGGCGAACGAGAAAGAGGCTGTCCGCCGCTTGGCGAGGATCATCAACTGCAACTTTCGGGCGGGCGACCTGTGGCTGCAGCTCAAGTACAGCGACGAGCGGCTGCCGGAGGACATGGAGGCTGCGAAAAAAGAGGTGAGCAAATTTTTACGAAATGTCGGCAACCGATACCGAAAGGAGACGGGCAAAAGCCTGCGCTATGTATTGACGACCAGCGACACCGACCCGCGCACAGGCAAAAAGGTGCGGCTGCACCACCACCTTGTGATGGACCGAGCTGCATGGGAAGTGGTGACACGGTACTGGCCGGAGGACCAATGCGGCTACGTCCTGCTCGACGGCCGGGGAGACTACACCGGGATCGCGCGCTACATGGTGTCCAACGCCTGCAAGGACGCACACGCAAAAAAGTGGAGCAGCTCGCGCGGATTGGAGAAGCCGATCTACACGGAACCTGTGATCGTGCGCGACGTGGACGGCATCCAGGCGCCGGAAGGGGCGCTGGTAAAAGAAAAGACGATCATCGACGACGAGGAAACGGGGCTGCGGTACGGATATGTCCGCGCTGTCATGCCGGATCGGCCGAGCGCGAAGCGAAAGAGGCTGCGACTATGAAGCGGGAGTTCAAACGGCTGCGGAGCGTGAGCAAGAGCTACGACGAGCAGGGGGCAATCTTTTTCACGTGCAGGAACTTTGCACGCCAGCCGAAAAAGACACAGGACAAAATACGACGCTTGTGCGCGGCCGCGGGGCCGGAATACGCACAGGCGCTGTTGGCGTACCTGACGACGGATATCTCGTGGGAGCGGACGTGCATGGAGTACGGCCTGAGCCAGGAGACACTGACGAGACTGAGGAGGCGATTTTACGATGCGTGGTGATGAGCGGGACGTCTATGACCTGCCGCTGGCGGAGCTGGAGCGGATGCTGACCGAGCAACAAAAACGCTTTGTGGCGGAGCTGGAGCGGGACGGGCGGCCGAAGGAGGCGGCGATCCGCGCCGGGTACTCGGCCAAGACAGCGGAGAGCCAGGCGAGCCGGATGCTCAAGCTGCCGAAGATCGCTGCATACCGCCGGGCGCGGGCCATCGACCTGTATAAGCGGCAGGGGATCACGCCGGAGTGGGTGGGCAACCAACTGCTGGAGGTGTACAACCGATGCATGGAGGCAGTGCCGCACCTGGAGTGGGACCGCGACGAGAAAGCATGGGTGCCGGACGGGACGTGGAATTTTGACGCGAAGGGCGCACTGAATGCGCTGGGCAAGATCGGCGAGAGCATGGGAATGTTCCGCCAGGCGCCGAAGCAGGAAGGCGAAATGAGAAAGAGCGTGGAAGAATTCCTGCAGAGCCTTCCGGACGACGGGAGGGAGTTTTGAATGATTGACATCCGGAATCCGAAGCAATACTGCGAGCATTTTCTGAAGATCCGCGACAAGAAGGGGAACATCATCCCGCTGCGGCTGAAGCCGGCACAGGAGATGCTATACCAGATCATCAAGGAAGAACACGATGCCGGGCGGCCCGTGCGTCTGATCATTCTGAAGGGGCGGCAGCTGGGCACCAGCACGGAGGTGGAGGGGCTGTTTTTCGCTGACGCTGCGACGCGCGCGAACGTTTTTACGCTGATCGTGGCGCACGTGGAGGACGCGACGACGAACCTCTTCAACATGAACAAGCTCTTCTACGACAATCTTCCGCCGGAGATCAAGCCGATGTTGAAGGCCAGCAACGCGCAGGAGCTGGTATTTGAAAACCCGACGAAGGATCCCGTGGAGAAAAAACGCAATCCGGGGCTGCGCAGCCGCATCCGATGCGTGACGGCGGGGAGCCGCGGCGTGGGCCGATCGTTCACGCTGCGGAACGTGCACTGCTCGGAAAGTGCGTTCTGGCCGAACATGACGGAAAACATGCTGGGCATCCTGCAGGCCGTGCCGGACGACAAGGACACGTGCGTGGTGATGGAGAGCACGGCAAACGGATACAATGAGTTCAAGACGTTCTGGGACGGAGCGGTGTCGGGCGAAAACGCATTCCGGCCGGTGTTTTTGGCGTGGTACCTCGACCCGGACTATCGGCGGCCGGTGCCGCAGGGAACGGAATGGACAGAGGATGAGGAGCAGATGCGCGCAGACTATGGGCTGGACGACGAGCAGCTGCAATGGCGGCGCTGGTGCATCAAGGCAAACTGCGGCGGCGACGTGCAAAAATTCCGGCAGGAGTACCCGAGTAATCCGCAGGAGGCGTTTTTGTTCACGGGCCGGCCGTTTTTCGACAACGAAAGCCTGGAGCGACTGCGGGAGCGGGCGCCGGAGCCGAAGCACATCGGCTATTTTACATACACCGAGGCGGCCGACGGAAAGCCGGAGAACGTGGAGTGGCGCGAGGACAAAAACGGCTACGTGCGCATATGGAAAGAGCCGGAGGACGGACACCCGTATGTGGCCGGATGCGACACGGCGGGGGACGGCAGCGACCGGTTCACGGCGTTCCTGATCGACAACGCGGACGGACGGCAATGCGCGGAGCTGCAAAAGGATCTGAGCGAGCCGGCATACGCACGGCAGCTATACTGCCTGGGGCGGTACTACAACAACACGCTGCTGGCGGTGGAAATCAACTTTTCGACCTATGTGGAACTGAAGCTGGAAGAGTGGGCATATCCAAACCTGTACCGCCGGAAACGGTTTGACAAAAAGGCGGCCAAGCTGATGGACGCAAACGGATGGCGGACGGACAAAAGCACGCGGCCGGTGGCGCTGGCCAACCTGTGGAGCGTGATGGACGAGGTGCCGGAGCTGGTGCGGAGCAAGTGGACGCTGGGCGAGATGATGGTCTTTGCCCGCAACGAGCACGACCGGCCGGAGGCGATGGCCGGAGAGCACGACGACCTGGTGATGGCGGCAGCGATCTGCCACATGGCGCGGGAACAGGGGCGTCAGACGGTGGACGAGCGGCCGGAGGAAAAGCACGAGAAGCTGATCGTGCAGCTGGAACACAGGAAACGGCGGAAGATGCTATGATAGTGAAAACAACCGCGAGCGGCTTGCAGAAAATGCGAGCCGCTGTTTTTATGCGTGTGCAAAAAACTGACGAAATCCGGAGGGGGTGCGCGATGTACGATGGGGACAGGCTGGGGGAGACCTATGCCAAATTCGCGGCCGCGGCGGACACCGGCAAACGAAAGGATCACCATGGACAACGAAAACCCGATCACTGACGAAATCGACGAGACCGAAGTGCAGGACGGCGGGGAAGCCGGGAACGAAGACCGGCAGGAGCAGGCGGAGACGGAAGGCGGCGCGGCCGAAAGCGCGGAAGAACCCGGCGACGGCGACCGGGGCCGGAAGCAGACGCACGAGCTCAACGCGGCGGCGAAGGCCGCACGCAAGCAGGCGGAACGGGAAACCGAGGAACGGATGCGCAAGAAGTTCGACGAGGAGATCGCGGCGACGGGCATCCCGAACCCGTATACCGGGAAGCCGTTTGGCAGTTGGAAGGAATTCCAGGACTATTCCAAGCGTTTTCATGACGAGCAGATCCGGCAGCGGGCACAGGACGAGCAGCGCACCGAAGAGGATATCCGGCGGGAGGATGAGGACAAACGCCTCGCCGCGCAGAAGCGAGCGGAGCTGCAGGAGCAGGCCGACGCGAAGAAGCGGGAGGACGAACGGCGCGCGTTTATCATGGCGGACGCGAAGGCGTTCATGGAGAAATTCCCGAAGGTCGACCTGACGAAGCTGGACGAGAACAAAAAGTTTCGGCGGTTTTGCGGGAAACGCTACGGCGTGGAGCCGCTGGCTGACCTGTATCAGGACTATCTGGACCTCGTCGGCTCGGTGGCAGAGGAAACGGCCGCGAAAGCGAGCAGCCGCAATGCGCGCGGCGCCGGCAACGGCACGGGCTCGACCGGGGGCGGCCGCGGAGCAGCGCGAGACGCTCGAGGCGTGGAACCGCAACAACCCGGAGCTGAAAATGACGGAAAAAGAGTTCCTGGAGCGCTGAAAGGAGAAAAACACATGAGAGCATACCAGAACGTGGACGGCGGCTTTACCTTCGGTGTCCACGAATACGACATTGCAAAGACGACCGCGATCAAGGCCGGGCAGGTCGTGAAGCTGAGCGAGGGCCTCGTCGTGGCGGCGACGGCCGCCGAGACCGGCGCGATCCTCGGCGTGGCAAAGGAAAACCACAGCGGCGCCGAGGATGCGATCAACCCGCGCAGCAACGGCACGAAGATCCTCGTGTACGACGACCCGGGCATGATCATGCGCTGCAAGGCACCGGTGATGGCCGCGACCGGCGGCAGCGCGACGACCTTTGTCAGCACCGACCTTGCGACGCTGGCGGACGACGACCTCAACGGCGGCTACATCGTGCTGGTCGAAAAAGGCGCGAGCAGCACCAACACCGACGAGATCGGCAGTGAGCGCCGCATCACCGACTTTACGGCGACGAGCAAGACGCTCACGACCGCGAGCGGCGGCACCATCTGCGAGGGCGATAAGTACATGATCTTCCCGCCGCTGATGTTCGCCAAGGGCAACTTTGACGCGGGCATTCAGGCACTGGTGCTGACGGCGACGGCGGCGCTGCCGGTGAAGGTCGTGCAGATCGACCTCGTGCACGGCGAGATCGGACTCGTGGCGAAGAGCCACGCACTGAGATAAGGGGGGAGCAAAATGGATCAGGCATGGAAAACTGACCTTTACAAGTTTGTGGGCAAATCCTTCGATTTTGCCTATGCAAACAGACTCAACAAGCTGCTCGCCATCATGGGCGAGGAGAACAGCAACAGCGTGGACTTCGAGCTGACCGGCACGGGCGGCTACGGCGAACTGCGCGAATACACCGGCGAGCTGAACAAGGGCGACATGAAGCGCGGCTTCAAGACCATCATCACGCCGGGCGAGTTCTCGCTGACGATCCCGGTTGGCTACAAGCAGGCCAAGATCGACAAGACGGGCGAGTGCAAAAAGGTGGGCAAGCGCCTCGGCGACTCGGCCGCGATGACCGTGTACACCCACGCGCTGCGCATGTTCGGAAACGCCTTCAACGCGGATTATGCCGGCGGCGACGGCAAGGCGTGGGCCGCGACTGACCACCCGTGCGCCAGCAAGGGCAGCCAGGGCCGCAAGTACATCGCCGACCCGGAGGCCGGCACGTACAGCAACCTGATCAAAAAGGCGCTGAGCGTGGATGCCATCACGGAGGCGCAGACGGTCGGCGGCAAGCTGCTGACGCCGGACGGCCTGCCGTTTCTGGCCGACTACAACACGCTGCTGGTCAGCCCGGACCTCGAGGCCGAGGCGAAGAAAATCTGCGGCGACGGCGCGAAGCTGCGCCCGACCGGCAACCCGGCCGACGACACGAACGCAGCCAACCCGCTGTATGACCTGCACTACATGGTCATCGGCGGCGGCGCGCTGGGCTTTGCGAAAAAGCAGTGGGCGATCTGCGATGCGACCCTGATGAAGGAACTGTGCAAGATCGTGTACATCACGCGGCCGACCGTGTTCGACAACGGCGACACCGACCCGCTGAAGGAAAACTTCACGGGCTACGTCGATTTCGGCCTGGGCTGGGGCGACGCGAGACAGATCATCTTCTCGAACCCGGCCTGACATAGAGACAACCAAAGCCGCCGGGCGCAGACGCGCCCGACGGCGCTGCCGTATACGGAGGGACGCATGAAGAAGCAGAAACAGCAGCCGGCGAAGGGCAAGCGCATGACCTATGCCGAAGCCGTGCAGAGGATCAAGCGGGGCAAGAAGAAATGACGCTGGGCGAAGGAAAGAAGAAAGTCTATGAGCTGCTGGATGAATATTCCTCGGGCGGCGAGCTGACAGAGGACAAGGACATCGAGCTGAAGCTGGCGGACTTTTTCGACATCGCGCAAAAGCGCGTGGCCATGGTAAAGCGAATTGTCGCCGTGAAGACGATCAACCGCACGGCAGGGAAGACAGAATACAGCATGCCGGGGAACTTCGGCGGTCTGTATCGCGTGTGGCGCGACGGGAAGGCCACGGGGAAATACCGCTGGAAGGGAAGCAAGATCGTGATCCCAGAGCGGGACGCGGCCGGGACGATCGAGGTGGAATACTTCAAGATCCCGGAGACAATCGGCGCGGAGACGACCGACGACACGGAATTCGAGGTGGCGGAGGACGCTGCGCAGGCCATGCCGTTTTTCGTGGCGGCGCAGCATCTGTTCCCGGATCTGGTGGTGGATTACTCGGCATACATGAACCAGTTCGAGCGGATGCTGCAATCTCTGGACACGCGCATTCCGGGCAGCGCAAGCGGCGGCGGTGTGACAAACAGCTTTTACAGGGGGGCTTAACCAATGGCGAGCAGGAGCGGAGTCAATATCAAGACGACGATTTACAACACGTTCAAGGGCGTGGACTTTTCCACGGACCCGTGCCTGGTCGACCGGCGGCGAAGCCCCCTTTGCACCAACATGGTCGCAGACTCCGGCGGGATGCCGGAGAAACGCTGCGGCTGGCGCACGCTGCATAAAGTGGGCGGCGGAGCCGTGCACGGAATGTGGACGGCGCGGTTCGGCGAGGCGCAGAAATCCGTCGCCCACATCGGGACGAAGCTGTACAGCTGGGACGACACGGACGCGGAGCCGGTGCAGCTGATGGCCGGGCTCCACGACGGAAGGAGCCAGGGCGTGCTGCTGGGAGGCAAGCTGTGGATCGTGACCGGCGGGGAGCTGCTGCGCTACGACGGCACGACGGTGACGGACATCACGGCGAGCGACGACGTGTATATCCCGGTGACGGTGATTGCCCGCAAGCCGGCAGGCGGCGGCGAGCCGTATGAGGACATCAACCTGCTGGGCAGATACCGGGAAAATCGGTTTCTGGCGGACGGAACGAGCAAGGTGTACCAGCTCGACGGTGTGATCGACGCTGAGGGCAATGTGCGTGTGTGGGTCAACGGTGAGGAGATCACGAGCGGCTGGACGGCAGACCGGACGGCCGGGAGCGTGACGTTTGGCACAGCGCCGGAAGCGCCGGCGGCCGGACAGGAGGACAACGTCCGCATCCAGTACCCGCACACTGTGAGCGGCTATGCCGACAGGATCAAGAAATGCACGATCATCACGGCATATGGCATCAACGCGACGAACCGCATCGTGCTGTCCGGCAACCCGGAGCACCCGAACCTGGACTGGACGAGCGCCGTGAACGACCCGACGTATATCCCCGATTTGAGTTACAGCGCCGTCGGGCTCGAGGGCGTGCGGATCATGGGCTATTGCCGGATTGGCGAATATCTCGGCATCGTAAAAGAAGAGAACGCACAGGACAGCAGCGTGTGGATCCGCAAGGGGACGCTCGACAGCGACGGAAAGGCGGTGTTTACCGTGCAAGCGGCGCTGGCAGGCGTCGGCGCGGTGAGCACGGGGTGCTTTGCCAACCTGTTAGATGAGCCGATGTTTGTGAGCGGGACGGGGATCTATGCGCTGGTGAGCAGCAGCTACGCCTCTGGGCGCGTGACGCAAAACCGGAGCTGGTATCTCAACGCGATGCTGACGGAGGAGCGGGGACTCGCAGACTGCGCGGCCGTGCAATGGAGCGGCATGTACCTGCTGGCCGTTGGCGGCGGCGTGGTATATGTGCTCGACGGACGGCAAGAGCGCAGCTACCGCCGGGCGAGCAACAGCGACTACATCTACGAGGGGTACTACTGGGACGGTATTCCGCCGGCGTGCTGGATGGTGCGCAAGGATGGCGCGGACGAGCACCTGTATTTCGGGACGGACGACGGGCACATCTGCCGGTTCTCGAGCGACTGGGACGATATGCGCAGGTTCTCGGACGACGGCAAGGGAATCGAGGCAATCTGGGCGACGCGCGTGGACGATGACGGAGACGCAACGGTGCTCAAGACGATGATCAAGCGCGGCGCAAGTGTGACGATAAAGCCGCACCAAAAGACCAGCGCAACGGTATACGTCGTCAAGGACGAGGACGCCGAGAAGCTGGTGGCGTCCGGATATCGGTCGATCTTCAACTGGGACGATATCGACTTTACGGATTTCACGTTCGAGACCTACGACGGGCCGACGGACATCATGCTCAACACGAAGGTGAAAAAGTACAAGCGGCTGCAGATCATCGTGGTGAACCACGAAAACGAGCAGGGGTTCGGCGTGTTTGCAATTACGAAGCACTATGTGGCCGGGAATTTTGCAAAGCGATAAGGAGCGGATATGCTGAAACGGAAGAAAGACAGGGAGCGGCCGGCAGTGACCGGCTATGACTATTCTGACCGGGAGCACAGGGAGCAGACCATTCAGGCGCTGTTCGGCAAGGCGCAGAGCGCGCGCAGAGCGACCGAGCGGGATTGGGAGCGCTACAACGACTACTATAATTTCATCCACGACATCACAGGCGAGACGCAGGAGGCATATGCCGATGCGGAGATGCCGTTTGCGCCGTCGGTGATGCCGGATGCGTTCATCCACGTGGAAAGCCAGATCTGCGCGACGGTTCCGGAGCCGGAGTTTCGCGGCCGTGACGACGGGATGGACCCGCAGAAGGCAAAGGAGCGCGAATACGCGGCGCGGTTCGTGTGCGACAACAACCGGCTGAAGGACAAAAACACGGCGAACGAGCGCAGGCTGATCAAGCTGGGGGACGCATTCTGGAAAGTGTTCTGGGATCCGACGATGGTAACCGGCGTCAACGAGGGCGACATCCGCGTGGATGATGTGCCGGTTCCGGCGGCGAGAGAACGCGGCCTGCAGGCGGGGCAGTATGTGTTTCACCTGTATCGGATGCACAAAGTCGTGTTTGTGCAGCAGTACGGCAAAGCGATCGAGGAGCTGGGCATGGAGCCGGAGCACATCCTGTCAAACGACTATGCGCAGGATCTGAACCTCTTTGATCTGTCGACCTCCATCAACGAGGACGACGACACGGTGACGGTGCTCGAGCACTGGTTCAAGCAGCCGAAGGAGACGGAGGAAAACGGCGTGCGCGTGCCGGCTGGGGCGGTCGCCTGTTCCATCATTGTGGGTGGTCACGAAGTGAAGTACATCCCGAATTATTGGGAGAACACCTGCCGGCAGAACCACCTGTTCCCGTTTGTGCACTATTGGCGTATCCGGGACGAGAACCAGTTTTACAACAAGTCGGAGCTGTTTGCGATCATGGATCTGATCGACATGGGCGACCGGAAACTCGCTATGGCGCAGCTCAATGACGCGATGATGTCCAACGACGTGATCGTGCGCGAGGAAAACGCGCTGGCAGATGGATCGGAGCTGGACAACCGCCCGGGCGGTGAGATCGTCGTGCGCGATGGGCGGCTGAGCGGCGTGCAGCGGCTCGGCGGACTGCAGCCACTTCGCAATGCGGCGGACAGCGTGGCATGGATCACGGAACAGATCCAGCGCACGAACCGAAACTTTGACAGCAGCCAGGGCAGGGAGACGACGCGGCAGACGACGGCTACAGCGCTGGCCATGCTGCGCTCGGACGCGGAAGAGCAGGCCAACATTAAAACCGCGGACCGAACGGCCGGATTCGAGCGGCTGTATGAGCTGATTGACTGGAGCGTGCAGGAGTTTTACGACACGACGCGCCACATCTATATCGGCTCAAAGAAAAAAGACGAGCCAGACGTGAGCTTT